AGCAGAACGCCAAGGCGATTCGTCAGTAACAAAGATGTTCATACTAAAAGTTTACTAAAGCTGATTGCTAGAAGGAACATAAGCATTATAACCACATCCCATGATTTTGTCAGTACAAAATATGGTACTGAAATCATATCTGCAACAAAATGTAATGCAACTCCAAGAGTTGTATTAATGTGAAGAACAACAAAGTAGGCAGTAATCACTAGGATACTACCAGTTATTCTCATCGGGACAATGATGTTCATTTTTTAGATTTTATCCAACAAGGTTTGCATAACGAATTTACCCAACTGCCATCAGGTGCTTGGTGTCCAACTTGAGGTGTTTCATTCGCTGGAACCATCTTACCACACCCAGAGCACTTTGTCTCCCACATCTTCATAATGTTCTCTCTAATCGGTTTGTTGCTTGGTCTGGAAAATCTCTAGGACGACTATCTAACGCATTATCAGTTCTAGGCGAACCTTCATTTGCCTTCATCGTGTGTTGAAAGTTAATCCTCTTGTATCTGATGCAAAATGGATCAGGCATCCAATATGTCACCTGCCAATTAATTAGTGGATTCAACTCAAGATGTTTCTCTACAGAATGATTAAAAATGCCAATCTGAATATATCCATCATGAGTGACACAAGAGTTGTCACCGACTGACACGACAAATAGTTGTTTCAAAGAGTTCCTCACTGGGGTTGAGATTTTTCACAAATTGCACGGGATCCTTTTCGGACTTGTGTACCCAATGATAGCGTACACACTCAAATTCTGGATCCCATGTCTGGATACAGACATAATCTTTCATTTGCGTTTCTTTCTAGGTTTCCGTTTACCGGTATGCTTCTTTACTAACTTGTTCAATTGTTCTGCATTCAACTTGTTAAGTTGTGCATTAACATACTTTATCAATTTCTCTTTACATTCTGTTTTAGTCACGTTGTCTCCAATCATCAGGTTTGTCTTGCTGAAACCAATTCTTGATGTCGTCAGCATCAGTGAATCCCTTTCTATGGTTGGATGGATCGGGATCACCTAAACCCATCCTATTCAGAAAATCGTCGGTACTGCCTTCTTCAATCTGTTGTGAATTTTGACGACGTGCCATCTTTAACATCTCATTAGCAGATGTATTTGCTTTAGCAAGTTTCTGTGCCCATACCATGTCATCCAGTTTTACCTCTTCACCATTAGCAATACATTTACAGATAAACTCCAGTCGTAGACGGTATTGTGTAGACAGCATAAATCTAAATCACATCTTGATTATTTATCATCGACCCTTTTGACCAATTTTTTGCCGGGGTTTTTTTCCCGACTTTTTTGAAACTAAAAGGTCGATTTCGTTTTGGCAAAAAAAAGGGGATCTTTTTTTAGACCCCCCTTTATATTACATCTCTTCGTTAGCAAGTTGGTCGAAGTAATCGTATGAGTCGGACTTTTTATCCGACGCATCAGTTCTAAGGAAAGGAGAATTTGACGTGACACCTGACGTGATATCAGGATCATTAAATCCAGAGTTCAATGTACTCAGTTCTTCTTTCATTGCAGCAGGAACAGCACTTGGCATGTATGCTACCTCTTCATCAATAACCTCTTTAGAAATTGGTCGGTTGCTATTTAGCACAGCGTTAAGACGTGCTCCAAGTTCAGCATACGTTTTAAAGTGCTTGCCATTAGGGTCAGTAAACTCACTCAAATCATGCATCTGATTGAAGATCTCCCTCAATTTTTCTGTAGAAAAATCACCCAGTTTTCCCTGTGGACCAAACACAGAAGAATCATAATTCCAGAAACCTGCAACCTTCTTAATGCGAAGATGGAAATCAGCACCATTCCAAAGATCAAAAGGATCAACTGATTCTACACCTTTAAATTCAGGTTGCAGTAGTGCAAGAATCTTATCGTGAATTTTCTTACCATACTTATAAAGGAATACTTTACCTTCGTTAGCAGGATTAGCAGAATCCTCAATGACATAGATGTTTGAATAGTAAGACAGTTTACGTTTCTGCTTACGTGCAACTTCTTTATCAGATTCAAGACCACTATTCCAAAGAGAACGATTCAGTTCTGCAATAGGATCGGTCTGTCCAAGAGTAGTAAGGGAGTTCTCAATATACCATCCGCCAGGACCTTTAAATGCATGACTCCAGACCTTTGCCCAAGGCATTGCATCTTCATCTGAGATAGGAAGGAATCGAATAACTGCACTACCAACATCATCTTTACCCATCTGAGGTTTCCAAAGACGATCATCGATATAACCTGATTTACCTTCTTTGCTTAACTCTGCATTCAATTTGTCAAGCAATGAAGTTCTACTCTTCAGTGATTCAAAAGACATTTAAATATTCTCCGTATTGTTTGGATTGTTTGGATTGTGTCGTATTGACTGTATTATCATACCAGATGAAGTGGGTCTTGTCAACCCTCTTCTCTTTCAAAGGCATCTCTCAAGGAATCGACTGCCTTTTTGGCAAGATCGAAAATCTCAGGACCAACATTTTGTGAGGGAATTCCCATTTGCTTCGCAGCAACTCTAAAGTTTTCCTTCACCTGTTGACTATCATCATCATTTGAGAGCATGACCCTAGTATATAGAATCTTTTGTTTCTCAACAAGAGCATCCATATCGTCAAGCATTTGTTTCTTTTCTTCTCTTTCCATGTCTTCAAATTTGTACATACGAGAAACTAAAGTTTTATACAATTCATGCATTCTCTCTGCTTCTCTACGCACAATCTCAGATGAGAATAAATTTGAATCATTCATAAATGTTCTACCACTAATGCCTTTGCTTTTGATGTGTCGAAGTTAACAAATGGATCATACTTTTTTAAGATTTTTGACATTCGTTTCCAAATGACATCATCCCCAATAATTTTATCGTATTGATTAGAAAACCTCGTCAATCTATTTAACAATACAAATGTTTCTAACATAATATGACCACCTAGAACCATTCTAAGTGCTTTTGAATGTGTTCCTTTCGTACACTGCAAAGCATTGTTAAGTGTTTCACATTCATTCACAAGATTTTCTAGATCAGATTTGAACAAGTATGTAATACTTTGTTGGCGTCTTCTCCACTCATTCAAATTCTCAACATCCATATGTTTAATATAGAAATTTGAATTGACAATAAAATTAGAAACAAAAAATTCAACGATATCTTTTTCTTTATATTGAGAACCTAGGCGCTCAAAGAAATAAATATCGTTGCGTTTGTTAAATGTTTCTGGGGTAACTCTATTTAAGTTGTTACCATAACGAAAATAATCGTACCTATCCGTTGTAAAATGTGTTTTAATTGCAACGTAAGTACGATAAACTTCAAAAGCAGACATAATTAAATAGGAAGTACACCTCTAGTGGTTTTCTTAATGTAGTTGAGGCGTGTTGCCTCTGCTTTAATCTTTTCTTTCAATGAGGGTGCGATTAACTTAACAACTGTCTCAACTTCAAGGTCTTTTGCATCACAGAAATCCACGATAGCATCAATGTAGCTGAGGCTTTTGTTACTGTCTTTCACAATGTTCTCAATTGTCATTGAAAACTTGTTCTTATCCATAAAGTTGTCATCAATTAATTGATCAATGTTTTTGTTAGATTTGGTGGGCATCTTTGTACTCTGCAATGTAATCTTTTAGCAGAGGCACGTAATCTTCAGGATTCTTTATGAATACTTGAATGTCACCTGTCTGGCAAGTAATTAGTGTAACAATTTGTTCCACTTTAATTCCAGATCGTTCTTCATACATCTTAGCATACCCTGTCTCTTGAACAAAGTAACTCTCAATCCAAGATTCTTTCTTCTCTTTACCGGAAGTTTTGAAATCTATGATAGAAAGTTTGCCGTCAAACTCAGCAATGCAGTCAACTCTTCCAGCAATCCCAAACTCGTGACTGTATAAAGGTGCCTCTTGAAAGTGGATATTATTAATACGATTGAACATGGACTTACCCTGTTTAAAAAGTATTAATGCAAGATACTTATCTTTGTATCTTTTTAAATCAAGATTATTGTTTAGATAATCTTCCACCATACTATGTAGTGAGGTTCCAGCAGTTGCTGCTCTAGTGGATATTTTAGTTGCCTCTTCATTACCTACCCTTTTCCTCCATTCTGCAATGGATTGACGTTTGCGATAAGAACAAATGGTAGAGATAGATGGATACTCCTTCTCACCAACAGCATAAACTCTTTTTCCACTAGATGCAGTAGTCGCCTTGATGTCCTCAAGAAGGACACCCATATCAACATGATTAAACATTAACCCAATCCTAAATGCATTTTACTAATAATGTAAGAACGGATAAGACCACTTCTTACAATGTCTTCAGTGCCAAATTCAACACTAGTAAACTCATCCATAACCTCAAGAATTTTCATGAAGTCAAGGATACCATTCTTCTCATTCGTTTTAACAAGATCCGTTTGCATAACATCACCTGCAAAGATGATCTTACAGTCATTACCAACACGTGTAATGATAGAATCTAACTCATGGAAGTTAAGGTTCTGACATTCATCAACAATAATAATAGCATTGTTGAGTGTAGTGCCACGAAGGAATGAAGTAGACCAGAACGAAATAGTTTC